GCTGTTCTCGCCCGAGATGCTCCAGGCGGCGGCCGTCCGCTACGACCAGGGCCTTGACCCAGAGACGCCGCCCGACTGCGTAGGGGTCGATCCCGCGCAGTACGGGGACGACGCGACGGCGGTCCCGCGCTGGGGCGGGCCGGCAGACGAGTTGCTCGAGCGCTACCGCGAGGCGTCGCGCGGCGGAGCGGCCTCCGCAGAAGCATTCCGCGCCGATCCTGCGAACCGGATTCGCGTTGGCGACGTGCGCGTGATGCCCAAGGGCGACTCGCACGCGCTGGCGACTGCGATTCTAGAAGACTTCCCGGAGTCGCCGTTCGTCGTGGACCAGGGCGGCGGCGAGGGTCTCATCTCGGAGTTTCGCAACAATTTCGACCGTGACGTCCACGAGGTTCCGTTCGGCGGCGAGCCGTGGGAGCCGACGTCCGGTGAGCGGCCCGGGGTGGACATGCGAGCGTGCCTGTACGTGCGAGCGGCCGAGCTGCTCGCACTGGGTCTCGTTGACGCGCCCATGCCGGCGAAGCTCAAGAAAGACCTGCTGGCGCACCACGTGGCCGAGGTGGTCTACCGCTTCGCCGAGATCGAGACGAGCACCGGATGGCAGCGTATGAAGCGCGCGTGCGTGCGTCTCGTGAAGAAGGACAAGATCAAGGTCGCGAACGGCAGGAGTCCCGACTACTCGGACGCGTTCGTCCTGTCGCTCGTGGAGCCGACCGCATCCGGCCGGCACGCCACGGCGGCGATGATCCGGGTCTCTACGTCGTAGCGGCTCCGTACGTGCTAGCCTATCCGGCGGGTAACCCATGATCCTGCAGAAGGTCGACAAGGGCGGGACCGAAGGCGGCTGGTGCCCCGAGGTCGTCCCATGAGCAGGCGCTCGCGATCCACGGTGCGTCTCGACTACCACTCCCCAGCGCGAGCCAGCGTCCGCACGGAGAAGGCGGCGATCATTCCAGCGGCCGACGCCGTGGCCGAGTACGGAGTATCCGGGTTCAGGTCGATCAGGTCCGGAAATCCAGCGCGCAGCTCGTGGGTCGTCGAGGACAACGGCGCGCGCTTGTCGGCGCTGGAGCGCGCGAAGGTCTACCGCGAGATGGGCCGGACTCCGGTCTTCGGCACGTCCATGTTGATTTTCCGCATGCTCCTGTCGCAGATCGACTACAAGGTGCAGCCGCGCGAGAACAGCGACGATCCGAAGAGGGTGGAGCTTGCCGAGTTCGCGGAGGAGTGCCTCGAGGACATGGCTGTCCCGCTCGAGGCCGTGGCGTGGGAGCAGTGGTCCTGCCTACAGTACGGCCACTCGGACTTCGAGATCGTGTTCAAGGAGCGGCGCGGCGATAACCCAGGCACGTACGTTGACCGCCTGGGGTTCACGCGCGACAAGCCAGCGAGCGCTTTCAAGGACGGGAAGCTTGGGCTCGATCGCCTCGCGTACCGCGCGCCGCAGACGATCGACCAGTTCATCCTGAACGCGAACGGCGGAGTCGAGGGCATAATACAGGTAGATCCCAACACGCGCGCCGAGCTGCCCCCGCTACCTGTATGGAAGCTCGCCCGGTTCGTGTTCGGAAGCAGCGGCAACCCGCACGGCGACTCGATCTTCGACTCTTGCCTGGCGACCTATCCGGTGTGGAAGCGCATGGTTGAGGCCGAGGCCGTAGGCGCGACGCGTCGCCTGGCTGGCACGCCCATGGCCTACGCTCCCGCGTCGTGGATGGCCGACAACGCGAAAGCGGGCGAGAAGGCCGCGGTCGAAGCGCTCGACAACACGCTGAAGACCCTGACCGCGACGCACGACGCGCGCATCGTCGCCCCCGCCGTGTTCGACGCGAAGGGCAACCGGCTCGTGGAGATCATGCTCTTGTCGCTCAGCGGAGCGGCCGGCATGGACGCGAATGAGGCCATCACCCGCCACGAGTTGCGCATGTCGAGCGCGCTCCTCGTGTCGCTCATGCTCTTGGGGCAGGGGAGCGGCGGCACGCAGTCGCTCGCGAAAGAGCAGAACAAGCTGCTGCTCGATTGCCTGAACGCCCTTGGCCACTTCCGCGCGCGCGGCATCACGCAGGTCCTGCGGACGCTGATGCGCCTGAATGGCTATTCCGCTGCCGACGCGCCTGAGTACGTGGCGCAGTCCCTCAAATCCGTACCCGACTTCGTGGAATTGGCGCAAGGCATCTCGGCCCTACAGTCCGCCGGATTCATGGCCGCACCCGACTCCGTGCTGTCGGCCGAGATCCGTTCGCGCGCGGGGGTCGCCCCACCAGCCGAGGAAGACCACGTAGACGACCCGCCAGAGCCGCTCGAGCCGATCCCAGAGGACGGCCCGAATCCAGATCCGAACGCACCACCAGAAGACTTGAAGGTCCCACCAAAGCCCACGCCCAAGCCAACCCGACCGGCGCCGAAGACCAAGCCGAAGCCCATCGCGGAGGAGTAGGTGAGCTTCGCGGTCGAGCTCGCGAAGGCTCGACGTCTGACGCAGGTCGAGCGGCTCGTTCGCGCGCGCGACCGCACCTCTTCGCAGCAGACGACGATCGAGGCCGCGTTCCGGCGCGCCGTGACTGCCGTTTCCGCGCAAGCGCGAGCTAAGGACATAGCCGAAGCGATCGCCTCAGGGAACGTCCTACGTGTCGAGCAGGTCATGAATTGGCCCGAGTTCGGGCAGCCGATCATGGACATTGTCCAGCGACCAGCGCTCATCGAGTCGCTCCAAGCGGGTGGTGCCGCCGAGGTGCGGATCATCCTCGGACGGCCACTGTATGCGCTCGACATCACGCAGTCCGAGGCGATCAACTGGCTCCGCACGGCTGGCTACGTTGCCCTCGAGCAGTCCACGAACGTGAGGCGCGAGGCGCTCCTCGTGTACATGGAGCAGGCAGCCCGCCGAGGCCTATCCGTCCTCGAGGCGGCCCGCGAGTTGCGGGACTTGCGCATCGTCGGGCTGACGCCGCGTCAGGTGCGGGCGATAGCGAACTTCGGGATGAGTCTGAAGGCGAGCGGAATCGTAGGCGAGGACGCGGCGAAGCGAGTAGCGGCGTACGTGTCGCGCTCGCTCGCCTACCGGGCCGAGACGATCGCGATGGACCTGATGACGCGCGCGTTCGCAGCGGGCCAGCGTGCCCTCTGGGCGCAGGCCAGCCGAGAGGGGTTCATTGATCCACGAAAAGCAGTGCAGCAGTGGGTGAGTCTCGAAGACGCGTGCATCATCTGCGGCGCCCTCGATCGCGTCGTGGTGCAGATCGGACAGCCCTTTCCCGGTGGATATATGGGCCCCGGAGACCCGCACCCGCGTTGTCGATGCATGGTCCTAATGTGGCCGAACGGTGTCCCTGTAGACCTTGCCGCTTGACAGGTATTGCCCAAGCCGCGCAAAGTAGTTTCCCAGGATGACCACCACGGCCTACGGAATCCAACTCGCGATAGTCCGCAAGGACGCCAAGCGCCACATCGTGTATGGCTGGGCGTACGTCGCGAAAGACGTGAACGGACTCCAGGTCATCGACCATTCAGACGAACTCGTCGCGATCGAGGATCTCGAAACCGCGATTCACGGGTTCATGAAGTCCTCGCGCGCGAGCGGCATCGGCCACGATGGCCAGGACCACGGCGGCGCCGTCGTCGAGTGCGTCGTGTTCACGAAAGAGAAGCTCGAGGCCATGGGGCTCGAGCCGGGCTCGGTTCCTTTCGGCGCCTGGATCGGGGTTGAAATCAGCGACGCCACCTACGCCCGCGTCGAAAGCGGCGAGCTCACGATGTTCTCGATCGAGGGCACGGCGGATCGGGTGGCGGCATGAGCAAGCGCCTCAAGAATCTGGCTATCGGGAAGATCGACCTGGTAGGGAGCGGCGACAACCCGCTGGCGCACGTCGCCATGTACAAGGCGGCGCCCATGGTCGCGTGTCCCGAGTGCGGGAAGCAGATGCCGAAGGGCGGCAAGTGCCCCGAGTGCGGGTACAAGGCGAAGCCGTTCGGGAAGGAAGGCGCGCCGCCCACGTGCACCGAGATCCTCGACACGCGAGCGCAAGCCGACGCGCTCCAGCAGTTGCAGTACGCGTTCAGCGACTCCATGTACGGAATCCTCTACGGCGGGGGTGATAGCAAGGTCGAGCTGATGCGCAAGAACGTGGAAGCGTTCGGCGCCAGGCTGAAGGACATCACCGGCAAGGCTGCCGAAGTGGCCGCGATGAAGTCGCTCAGCGGCGAAGAGCCCGAGGCGTTTGTCGCGCGCGCGGCCGAGTGGATCGACAGCGCAATTTCCAAGGCGAGGGAAACCATGAAGACCGCAACGCTCGACGTGAACGCGATCCCAGAGGCGCAGCGTCCCGCAGTCGAGGCGCTCCAGAAGAGCGCGACCGACCAAGCCGCGGCGCTCGCCGCAATCACCACGGAGCGCGACACCCTCAAGGCGCGCATCGTCACGCTCGAAGCCGCCCCCGAGGACGATCTCGCGGGCGTGCCGGAGCTGACGAAGGCGCGCATCCTGAAGGAACGCGTGGCGAACAAGGCCACGGCCGACAAGGTCGAGAAGCTCGAAGCGGAGCGCGAGCAGGACCGGCGCATCGCCAAGGTGCGGACCGAGCACGCGCAGATCCTGGGCACGACTCCGGAGGCCCTGGGCGCTGCGCTCTACCGCATGGAGAAGGGCAAGAGCACACCCGAGGACGTGGTCGAGTTCGAGCGGCTCATCAAGTCTCTGACCGAGCAGGCGCGCTCCGGGAACGTCACCTTCGAGGGCGGCACCTCGACCGGAGACGACGCACGCGGCGCCGATGCCGCGTCCGAGTTCAAGAAGAAGGCCGACGCGCTCGTCGCCGCCAAGACGTTCCCGAACTACAAGCTGGCCGCGGATCACCTGCTCGCGACCGACCACGATCTGCGCAAGCGCATGAGCGAGCGGTCGCACGCGGGCGACGAGAGCTAGCCGCAAGCCACACGAAACCATTTCGAGGCCGCACGGGAGGACACGATCATGACCACGGTGGGAACCACGTACAACGCCAACCAGGTGTGCGTCGCAGGTGCGCGCACCGTCACCGACCTGAGCGCCAAGGAGGGCTACTTCGTGAAGCCCGTCACGGCGCACGCGGACGGCATCATCGTGGGCCTGACCGCGGCCGTCACGGACAAGCCCCTCGGCGTCCTGCGCAAGGGAGCGCTCGGCACGGCCGCGGCCCCGAAGGCCGTCGAGGTCGTCTACCTCGGCGAGACCCAGGTGGTCGCAGGCGCCGCTGTCGCGGTGGGTGCGCACGTCCAGGCGGACGGCGCTGGGAAGGCGATCACGGCAGCCGCGACGGGCTACCGGTGCGGTATCGCGCTCACCTCGTGCACGGCCGACGGGGAGATCATCACGGTCGCGATCTGCTGCCCGGCCGCGAGCCTCGTCGCGTAGGGAACACTCAAGCAGCGAGCCCGCTAGGCGCTGACGAAGGAAACAGGGAGAGCAGGCCATGACACAAGTCAAGAAGTCGACGGGCATCAATCAGGTGTACGTCGATCAGTTTCTGAGCGACTACGCCTTCGGCATCATGTCGTCGAACGCGGACAGCGACTACGTGTCGGGCAGCTTCGCGCCCTTGACCCCAGTCAGCAAGCCCTCGGGCAAGTACCGCGTGTTCGACCAGAAGACGCGCGGCCAGATGGAGAGCGCGAAGGCGCTCGTGCGCGCGCCCCACACCGAGGTCTCGACGAGCGACTTCGACTGGTCCGAGGACTTCTACAACACGGAGGAATACGCCCACGGCACGCACCTCTCCCCCAAGGAGATCGCCGCGGCAGATCAGCGCGTGTTGTTCGAGAAGGCCAAGGTCGAGTACGTGATGAACACCATCCGGCAGAAGCATGAGCAGGCGTTCGCGGCGAAGTTCTTCGTCGCTGGCGTCTGGGGCGTGGCCGGCTCGACAGACGTCGCGTTCGGAGGTGCGGGTCAGCCGAAGGTGTTCGACGACTACACGAACTCCGACCCCATCTCGGTCGTGCTCAAGATCCGAGAGCAGGTCCGTCGCGACGGGGGACGGTGGCCGAACGTCGGCCTCGTGAGCCCAGCGGTCGCGCGCGCGCTCCAGAACCATCCGCAGATCAAGAACATCATG